AACGGTTGGAGCGAAGAAAAGACCAGCAAGGTTAACAACTGCTGAAGGCTTATCGGGTGCTTTGTTTACCGACAGTAACCAGGAGACCTTGACAATTTCATGCCGAACTACAAATAAGGCACGTTATATCGTTGATGGTGCTACCGTAATTGGTGCTCTTGATTAAAAATAATGAGTTATGATAGTCAGAGAAAAATCAAAGCTAATGATGTACGTTGGTGCTGACCCAACTGGGAAAGCAGGGATATTAAAGAAGGCTATCGGTAACTTTACACAGGCAGAATTAAGGGGTTGGTATAATGCCAACCCCTCATCTGTCAGTCAACATGTTATCTTTACGCCTGAGAAAGAAATCTATGAGCCAATTAAAGAAGATTCAACAAGCAGTTCCGAACAGGGCTAAGAGAAATTTAAGAAAGAATCAAAGCCCTTTACTTGCTTCGGTTACCTTAGATACTTCCAATACGATGTTGGTACAGGAAGATATTTTTAACGAACCATCACGCGAGCGGCTTGATTTTACTGGGGCGAAATGGGTTAGGTTTTTCACGCAAAAAGATGACTTTTTAAAAAGTCTTATAGCGATTGTTAATAATTCCCCTACACTTAGGCGAATCATTGAGGATAAAACAAATATGGTAGTAGGCGATGGATTTATTCCGATGAAAGGGAAATCAAATACATTGCTTACTACCTCAATGAAAGGTGAAGTAATAACCGATGATTCATTAAATGAGATTGAAGAAATTATCGGTTCTGTAAATTTACATAGTCAAAACCTTCAAGAGGTAATGGCTGCATTGGCATTTGATTATGATGCCTTTGGCAATTGCTTTGCAGAAATATGTCGTGGTAAAGTTGGTAATCAACCCTTTACTTATATATATCATGTGCCGGTATATAACATTGGCATAAGAAAGGCTGGAGCTGACCAGATAATTAAATCGGTTGGCGTTTATGATAACTGGGAAGAGGTGCCATTGACAACCGATGGCAGTTATTACGAAAAGGAGGGTTTTAAGGAAATGCCTATTTATCCAGAATTTAAGGATTTTGAAGATGGAACGCAACGTTCTATCATTCATGTAAAGCAATACGCTGCTGGTTATTTTTACTTTGGCTTACCTGAATGGATTGGGGCGAAGATGTGGGCAGAAATGGAATATCGAATTCAGCGGTTTAATACCTCAAAGTTTGAAAATGGATTTATGCCATCTGGATTATTGCAATTTTTTGGATCAATGACACAAATAGAAGCAAAGAGCCTTGTTGATGGCATTGAATCAAAATTTAGCGGTATGGGTAATAATCATAAATTATTTGTCCAGGTATTAAGAGATGAAAAGTTAAAAGCAAATTGGATACCAACATCAAAAGAGAATGAAGGTGAATTTCTAAACCTTCAGAATTTGGCAGCTTCCGCAATTGTTGTAGCTAATAGATGGAGTAAGTCATTAGCTGGTTTTGCTACCTCGGGGCAACTGGGAACAAACCAACAGATACGTCAGGAAATGGAATACCTACAAAATACGGTTATCAAACCACGACAAAATCTGTTGTTATCAAAAATTATTAACCCATTTTTAGAAGAGATTGGCGTTTATAACCCAGCGTTTAAGGATGTTACGTTTGGCGTATCCAACACTTTGCCTGTGTCGTTCATGGGTGATATTAAGGTTGAAGATAATTTATCAACCAATGAGAAAAGAGAAATATTAGGTTATGCACCTATTGAAATAGAACAACCAACACCAACAAATGAGCCAACTAATACAACCGAGTGAAGTCATTAGCGGTGGCGTTGCAAGACCTACACCAGCAGATATAAGGCTTGATAAATCCCTTATTAGTCCACATATACAGGATGCGGAATATCGTTGGATTGTCCCAGCGATCGGAGTAACCTTTTACAATGCTTTGGTTGCTGACAAAGGTAATTCAACGGCGTTTACTTCAACGGCATATCAGCAGCTTTGGGACACTCAGTTAAAATCCTTTTGCGCTAATGCGGTGCTTTATGAGGCTTCACCTTATATGGTAATGCAGCTTGGAACAAATGGACTTTATACGTTGGATAATGAGTATGGGCAAAACGTCGGAGTTGAGGGTTTAAAGTTTTATCAAGATACATTGCTCCAGCGTCTGGATGTAAAAAAGAAAAGAATCAAAGATTATTTGTGCGCTTGTGCTACGAGTTTTACAGGCTTTGTTCCAAGTGCTATTGGTTGTCCTGAATCAACTTGTAATGAAGACGAGGAGATAAGTGATATTTATAATACTTTAGGAATAGTTTTATGATTGAAAAACCTAAAAAAGAACGAAGATTTCTCAAAATATTAGGGAAAGTTGGCGAAATATTGGTTCAAGAATTATTAATCAAAGTGGGGAAAAGTCTGGTTCAGAAGATTGGGGGTAAAAAAACACTGCCCTCAATCATTTTTTTATCCCTATTTTATAACATTGCTATTGCGTCAGTTGATTCAATTCCCTACCCTATTACCGGTAATAAGCAGCGATTAGGCTGGCAAACTACTGGAAACGGTTTGGTTTATAGAGGTCTTGCCTCAGACACTATTACAAAGCCAAGTAATTACGCAAATAAAGATATAAAAGCTTATTTGTTACTTGATACGGTAAACAATGTAATGTATAGCTACATTGCTTCAAAAGGTGGCTGGAAATTTAATAATAGCGATACGGTTATAATACAAGGCGCAACAATGCCATTCGATTCAATAACATTCAACACGGCAAAGGATGGCACCGTTGGAGTTGGAGAAGTTGAATATAACGACACACAAGGCTCTTTGATACAAGGGTTAAAAGGTGGTAATGTTACTAACGTAATAGGTCAGCAATTACATCAACGAGTTAATAACCGAACAGGCGCAGCATTGGCAAAAGGAGATGTTGTTTATTTGTCAGGTAGCCAAGGCAACAGGATAACAGTTGCAAAAGCACTTGCAACAAGTGATCCGACATCGGCCAATACTTTTGGCATTGTTGCAGAAAGCATAGCTGATAATGCAAGTGGCTATGTTATAACTGAAGGATTAATTACTGGTTTAAATACTTCGGCACTTACTCAGGATAGTGCCGTTTATTTGTCAGGCACCACAGCAGGAGCATTGACATCTATAAAGCCACAAGCACCAATTCACGGTGTATATATTGGCGTTTGTGTAAAAAGTAATAACGGTTCGGGAGAATTGTTCGTTAAGATAAGAAATGGATTGGAATTGGACGAGCTTCACGATGTGCAAATTACATCACCAGTAAATAATGCATCATTATATTATAAAAGTAGTGAAGGATTATGGAGGGATACAACGGCTGCTCTTTTGGTCAGCGACACGGCTGCAATGCTTATACCTTATCTAAGAAAATTAGATACGATAACATTATCAAATAGGATTAATACTAAGCTAAATATTAGCGACACGGCTTCCATGCTTACGCCTTATTTCAGGGATGCTGATACAACTTCTTTAAACTTAACTTCCAGATTTGCAGCTAAATTAAATTTATCTGACACGGCTTCCATGCTTACAAATTACTTGCGTACTGGCCTGGCGGCTTCGACTTATCTTACACAATCAAATGCAGCATCAACTTATTTACCTTTGACAGGTGGTACAATTAGTGGTTCAATCTTAAATAGTTGGACAAATGCTTATTCATCAGCTCCAAGAAATGATGGAGCAGTTAGACGAACATACACACAAAATTTATATAGTGCTAATGGTGGTACAACTGATAGAGTTACTCATTATTATACATTTTCAAGTGATGAGTGTTGTGCAAGTGCGCCAGTTACTATGTATTACGGAAGGTTTAATGGTTTTTATAACCAAGCTAATATTATTTATGACGCAAGTATTTATTATCATAGTAACAATCAATTTTATTATAGAGCATTTAGTGAATCAGAAAATAAAGTTACTTTTTCTATTAAACCATCTACTACAACAGGTAGTTCAATTATTGGTACAAAAGCTGATTTATATTTAAGTGGGGATGCACAAATTGATAGAAGTTTAAATATTGGAACAACACTCGGTGTCACAGGCGCAACCACATTGTCCGCACCATTGACCGTCAACTCGTCAGCCGTGTTTAATGAAGGTTCAGCCGATGCAGATTTCCGCGTGGAAAGCGACGGAAACGCTAACATGGTTTTCGTTGATGCCTCAACAGACAGAGTTGGCATTGGCACATCGTCGCCAAGTTATTTATTAGACGTAAACGGCACACTCGGTGTCACAGGCGCAACGACGTTATCAAACCTTGCAGGGACTGGAACGAGAATGGTTACTGCAAGTAATACTGGTGCATTATCTACTCAAGCAATACCTACAGGAACATTAGTAGCAAATGATACAGTTAGTCTTAGTAATAGAATAAATACTAAAGTAGGATTAACAGGGAATGAAACTATAAATGGTACAAAAACTTTTGGAGGTTTAATAGTGCCTACAAACGGTATGATGTTAACTGCAACTGGTAACAACTCAAATAAACTAATTGGTATTAATGCAAGTACTTTTGTTGGTGAAGTAACACTCGGAAGTGGATTAAGTATTACAAGCAATGTTTTAAACGTAGCAATTCCAACTGAAAGATATTATTTTGATTTAGGAATTGTTGCTGGTGCTGCTGACAACTCCGCTTCAACCTATGATTTTACTTACGGTTCAAATATCTTTATAGTGCCAACAAGTTTAAATGGCTATTGTATTGATAGCGTTTATATTCGTGCAATCGGTTGTTCAACTTGCCCACCAGTATCTCCTGACCTTGATTACTATGTTGGCGTATATAAAGCCAATGCTGGAGCAAGAGTAACTACGTCTGGTGCAACTTTAGTAGGCTCACAAATTACGATGAACGAATATGATTTAAATGAAGTAAACAGAAATGATACAATATCAACTGGCGAGGCTTGGTGGGTGTATTTAAATGGAACATACACTTCAGATATGGCATATATTACGGCTGGATTTGTTGTTAAAAAAACTTGTAACTAAAAAAAAACATAAATATGAAAAATATATTATTTATTATTTTATTCCCAATGTTATCCTTTGCACAGGATACCATTATTATCAAAAAGGTATTTTTAGATGGTGATACGCTTTGGCAAGTAAAACAAGTTACTGATGCGGATAACTCAAGTTTAAAAATATTTGCTGATTCAAACCTTATTATCTCATATCTTACAAATGATATTGTAGATGAAGGAAGAAAGATGGCAGATGCTTTAAATTTAATTGAAAAGCAAAATAAGTATTTAGCCGATTTAAATAAGTTGGATAAAACGCTTACAAATTCAAATTTTAAAAGTTCATTTAATTATTTACAGGAGCAATTCAGTAGGTTTTGGATTGGAAATTATAATGCCATTTTAAATGGGACAAAGGTTGTTGCTGGAGCTGAAATATTTATAAATCAGTCAGGAAGCCTTAGGATTAAAATAGGGGAGAATTTAAATCGTCCTTTATTTGTTATTGCTGATACTTATGGATTTATAAACAACTATCCTAACCAAGTCGATAAAATGGTTATTTATATGACAAAAACAAATGTTATAAAAGACATTGATAACAAATTAATACTTAGAAAAAAGAAATTATGAAATCAATAATATTAAACATTTTTAAGCAAGGTTACGAATTCTTTGCCGTTGCCTTTACAAGTGGCTTTATCTTTTCTTTCTTCCTACCTATTAAACACTTTCTACTATTTACGGTGGCAGTTGTCATAGCTGATACCATTACAGGCATCAAGGCAGCAAGGAAGGAAGGCAAGGCGATAACCAGCAAAGGACTATACCGAACAACAGAAAAAATAGTGGTTTATTTTGTATCAATATTGATTTTCGAAGGTGCAAAAAATACTTTTTCAATCCCTTTCCCAATTACCTACCTTGTTGCATCAATGATAGCTGGTACAGAGCTATTCAGCGTGGCGGAGAATGTGAAGCGGATAACAGGAGTAAACCTTGGAACAGTAATAATTAGATTTTTTAGACGTTAAAATAAATAAACATGGAAACAAATTTAAAAGAGGTTTTAAAAAACGCTGATACTAACAAAAGTCCGCTTGGAGACATTGCCTGCTATTCAATGAATTTTGCGGAGCTTGCAAGTGAAATTAATGTACACTTAGAAGGCAACAAGGTAAAGTTTACATGGCGCGAGTATGTACAACTTGCGCAAATCATTTGGAACAAAATTAAAGAAACATCAAAAGAATGTGCAGGCAAAGAAATTGAAGTTCAACTTCCTGCCAAGCTTGGTTTAATTAGCGCAGCTTTTGCCCTTATTGGTTTTAAGTTATAGGCTTTATTTGGTTCGCTACCTTTGTGCCGGGGCAATGGATGTACTTCTGTTGCCCTTAAAAATATGTAAAAAATGAAAGCAAATAAATTTTGTGTTTTTCTGGATGCTGGACACGGTGGTATTAACCCTAAGGTAGCTTTACCCAATGGTTATACAACCTACCCGTCAAAGTGTGCGCAGCATTCCAATGGTACTTTCCATTCATACGGTTGGTTCTTTGAGGGTGTGTTTAACCGTTCCGTTACTGAATTAATTGAGCAGTATTTAAAAGACTGGGGTTTTTCAACCTTAAAAGTATATGAGCCGATAAATGATACATCCTTGAGTAAACGTGTGGCAAAGGCAAACTTTGCAGCTAATATTTACGAGGCTTCATTATACCTTTCCATTCACGGCAATGCTGCAACGAATAACAAAGCCAGAGGCTGGGAAGTGTTTACATCACCTGGGCAAACAAAGTCGGATATATACGCCGAATTTCTATTCAATGAGGTAAAATCAACTTTCCCGACATGGGTATTCCGAAGCGATACGGCTGATGGTGATCACGACAAAGAGGAAAGATTTACCGTATTAACTTCAACCAATATGCCAGCAGTTCTTTCTGAAAATGGTTTCTTTACCAATTTCCAGGATGCTCGGATGATGTTCGACACAAAGTTCCAGAATACTTTAGCCTTATGCCATGCTCGGGCGGTTGTTGATTATGCGAAGACGCAAGGGGTAACGTTTTAAATGAAAAAAGGATTGGCGCAACTGCCAACCCTATGATTCACCTACTTAACAAACGTAATCCAAAAATTATGCAATGATGCGATTAATCACTTTTAAGGATAAATCTCTTGTTGCTTCACCATCTGCTGCTTTGTATATCTGGTAGGCAATAGTAAGCATTCGACCTTTGTCCATTGTTTCAATTGGCGCTCTTCCTTTTGCAAATGTTGGCTCAAGATAAAATTTTAAAATGGCAATTTTACTTTGGATGCCATTTATATATTTTATCGGTCTGGTGTAAGTTGAAGCAATCATTTCAATTTCTTTCCAGGTTGATACTTCGATGCCGTCAATGGTTTCATTTTTTCTTTTCATATTTTATATAATTTTTTGCTTGTAATGCCAGGGTAAAACAATCAATTTCATCCTGACTTATTTTGTTTGGTTTAAAATGTGGTTCAAATTTGTAGCCTTCACGCTCAAATATTTTTAAAAATATATCCTTCGTCCACTTCCTACCCTTTTGTTCTGGACTAATGTTATAGGCTTGCAACCCATTTTCTTTAATCCATTCATAAGATATCCTTGAAGCTGCTTGGTTCATCCCAGCATTGCGAGACATTCTGGAAAGGATAGCACGGTTAATGGAGGATCTAAAGGTAATATTTTGGAGACTTGAATCTTCGACTAAAATAACTGGGTTAACAAATGCTTTCCAGGTTGATACATCAAGGATAAAATCCACGAACCTTTTATACTTCGTGAATTTTACCTCTTTGTTATCCTTTATAAAGCAAGCTGCCATACCGTTTATTCTTAATGCTGGGTCAACGCCTATTAATGTCATGATTTGTTTTTAACAATTTCAATCAATTTTAATAAACATGCTTGTTCTGCTTCTTCATACTTTTCAAACACATAATTAGATGCTGTGATATAAGTCTTAGTGATATAATCATTTCTCCAAATTTGCCAATAGAAGTTATTCTCATAATCTCCCATTGTATATAAACCATATAATCCGTGTCTCTCCCTAAAAAATCTAAATGCCTGGGAGAATGTTGGAGCCAAAGTAATTAATTTAAGATTTGGGAAGTAAGTCCAACCATTATGTATATCTACTGATATATTTTTTCTTAATTCACCAGAAATATCATAATAATATGTAAAACAAGGCTCATTAAAACCCAATTCTTTGAGTGTTAAAGCCATTTCGTAGCTTACAAATTCCCTTTCCATTGTTATAAAGTTATCGTTTGGAACGAAGTTACATAAGGTTTAAATTCCTTTACCGGTTC